TGCACCCGTTGCACCCGTTGCACCCGTTGCACCCGTTGCACCCGTTGCACCTTGCACACCTTGCGCACCCGTCGGACCAGTAACTGTGCTTGCTGCTCCAGTTGCACCCGTCGCGCCCGCCGCGCCCGTCGCGCCCGTCGCGCCCGTTGCACCCGTTGGACCAGTGACTGTTGAGGCTGCTCCCGTCGCGCCCGTCGCGCCCGTTGCACCCTGCACTCCAGTTGGTCCTTGAATGTTTCCAACGTTGTCCCACTCAGACCCAACTGGATCCCAAACATAAAGGTTGCCAGCTACTAAATAACCATCTCCAGGATCTCCTGTCGGCTGCGCTGCTTGTAGTTGGCCAAGTGTTGCATAAGAACCAAGAATTGTTACACCAGTGCCTGCTGCACCCGTCGGACCTGTGACTGTGCTCGCTGCGCCAGTTGCACCCGTCGCGCCCGTTGCACCCGTTGCACCCGTTGCACCAGTTGCGCCAGTCGGACCAGTAACTGTGCTTGCTGCACCCGTTGCACCAGTTGCACCTGTTGCTCCAGTTGCTCCAGTTGCTCCAGTTGCTCCAGTGTTTGATGCAGTACCTGCAGCGCCTGTTGGACCAGTTGGACCTACTGGGCCGATAGATCCCCGTGAAGTTGACACTGTTGGGCCGTACGATCCGGCATTTAAGATGTCAATAATTTCTGCAAAGATGTCAACTTCTGAGCCGTCACCTGTGACCAAGTACGTGTTGAATGTAAACGGAGATACACCGTAGATGTGGACACTTACTTGATAGGCCCAGCCAGCCGGGCTTAAGTCTGTATCATCAGTACACGGAAGCGCTACACTAAAAGAGCCAGTTGAGTCAAGGGTACAGGCAATTGGGCTTGCGACAATGATCGTGTCTTCCGCGTCTACAACAGTCACAGTTGGGGTAAATGTAATCACACCACGAGCCGCACTTCCGTACGGAGTAGTGTAGCTTCCACTTACTACTCGTGTTGTAACATCATTTGGCCAAGGCATACGCAACTCCAGTCAATGCGAAAACGCGCAAAGGTGATTTTGTACTTAAAACTACATTAGAATAATACCAAGAATCTATTGGCTGTCATTCTTAAAAGAAGGTGCAAACCCAATTACAGTAGGCGTTTTATCTTCACTCAGTGTTTCTAGTTTTTCAGATAAGTTTGTTTCCATTGCCGTGTCTGCAGCGTCCGCAAGCGCGGCAAAAGCGACGACATTTACCCAATGCGGCCGTGAATCTACCATAGTCGTTGCCCTGACGAGGTCATATGCACTTAGCATGGCAGCAACTTCTGATGTTGGAATAGGCCCTTCAAGGTCAAGAATGCCTGCCCAAACCATACCAACACGGGAAAGATCTATGTGCTGGTTGTCTTCTATGAGTTCGTAAATTGCTTCTTGTGCGTCAATTAAGACCTGATTTTTGGCCGTTTTTGAAGATTTGATCCTTGACTTCGCCATATAGGCTCCGATGCAATTGCCGTTTTGGCAATTGTATCTCTAGTCAAGCCATACGACATACTCAGCGGTAACGCGGCCTTTTACTGGGTCAACAAAGTGAAGCCGCTGCGACGGCTTGCCGACTGCTGCGACTACTTCTCGAGCGTACTCGTTGTGCGACTCTGGCGATCCAGTGATGAACACGCGCCCGGCGTTGGCCATAGTCATTGTAGTCGGGGTATGAAAGTGACCCATGTAGACATCTTGAAACTCTTCAATAACGCCTGTGGCCCAGGCATTTGCCTTTCGTAGAATACTTGATGTTCCTCTGCACTCGTCACCGTGAACGAGCAGCGCTTTGTAGTTTCCAATTGCCACCATTTGATACCAATCGGGGGACATTTGCCACGTCACATTCTTGAGATCTTTAGTTCTATCTTGCGCTATTCTGTAGCTAATTGCGTCAATGTTGTCGTTCGCTGGCATCTCGCCCTTACGCCCAAGACGACCGTGGTTGCCGTATTCGCACACTACATGAACTTTGTCAAAGAATGCTGCGAGTGTTCGGATCATCGTTTCTTCTATCCGAACTGTTTCAAATAGTTGTTCAAATAAATGAGCTTCTATTTCCCAGGCTTGACCAGGAAAGATAGTAATTCCTTCAACCATGTCGCCGCCAAACATAACAACACACTCGCGAACTGGGTGGTGTGCTCGTTGAATTGTCGTCAACTCAATGACTTTGCTAGTCAATTGTTCTATGCGATCAGAGCATTTTCCAATTCCATACGATATGCTTCGTTTTCCGTTTTGCCAGTCAGTAGCGTGAATAAGAGCGACTTCAGCTTTAGTTTTTCGCGAGTCTTTTTCACGTTTTACTTCTGAAGGCTTAGCTGGGCCAGACGCAATTGCTGCGTCTCTTGCTGCGCTAAACACAGCTTCTGTGATGATTTCATTGGCTCTTTTAGCTTTGTACGCCGTTTGTTGCGCTTTCTTAAGCGCGGCTCGTAGTTCGGCTATTTCATCTTCTTTGCGAATATCGTCAGACAGACTCATTGTTTACCTTAGTCACAAGTTCACCGCGGCGATAACGACTGATCACGTTGATTGCTAATTTAAGTCCGCGCTTATTCAACGCTTTTGAAATGCTCGATGCAGGAATTGAATGATCATCAAGCGCCTTAAGTAGATCTGCAGCATCCGCCTTGCTCATTTCATCAAGTATTTCTGCAATTCGTGAGCGTGTGCCTCGAGCTGACTTTTCTTTTTTGATGTCATCAAATAGCGATCCCATAGTTCTCCGGTGGTCAGGCGTGAATGTACTTATCTAATTTATATCATGTACTGGAACATGTACTATGTATATCTAATGACAATCTTGTAATTTATTTGATAATGTCTCTAGCAATAAATATGAAAGATTTTAAAGTTGTTCAGCATTTTGCAACCCGGCTGGGATATAGTTGCGTGCATAACATTTTTGATAAAGTAACAATCTGCTCTCTCCCAACACAAAGGCTAGGCAATGCCAACAACGTTTTTATTGATGTCTCTACAGTCATTTAGGCGCCTTATCAGATGAGCGCATGGGACTCAGCTACTGGAAGATTAGGACCTGCGGCGCAGTGGTACGCCCAAAATGGCTGGAAAGTCATGCCATGCTACGGCATCAACAACGGCCGATGCACGTGCGGCGGCACTCACGCTGAACCAAAGGACGTCGGCAAACACCCAAGCATTCCAGAGTGGAATAGCCAGGCTACAAGCGATCTTTCTGCTATTCAAAAGTGGTGGCCAGAAGGCAGCGAAAACAATGTAAGCGTTTTCTGTCGCCCAAGTGGATTCTTTGTAATTGACATTGACCCGCGGTCTGGTGGACCAGACTCGTTTGAGAAGTTTGAAGCACTCGTTGAAGGCGCGTTGCCTCCGACAGTTGAGGCAATCACTGGCGCGTACACGATGGGCGGAAAAGCTACTCGGGGACGCCACTTATTTTACCGTTGTGAAGAGTCAGAGAACTTGGTCGGTAACCTTAAAAAATCTGGTCTAAATGGAATTGACATCAAGCATAATGGATATGTATTGATTGCGCCATCGCGTCATTTTTCTGGCGTGTGCTACGAGTGGGTTAAAGGCAAGGCTCCATGGGAAATTGAGATAGCGCAAGCGCCTGAAGAGTTGCTCGTTACTTTGCGCAAGAGAAATAAAAACATGTCTGCTTCTCTTGGCTCTGGCGACTGGGGATTTCTTGAAGGACTTGAGTGGGGTGGCGAGCGCGTTGATGTTGACCGTCTTCTCGAAGAGGGAATTGACGAAGGTTCTCGCGCTGTTGATATTTACGCAATGACGTGCGCACTTGCAAATAAGTTTCCAATAAATACTGAAGCAGGACGACTTGCAGTTGAAACTATGATGATTAGGTTCAATGCTGAAAAAGTTCGTCCGCCACTAGAACTTGAAGGTCCTGGTGGATTGCTTATGCACGTCCGTCGCGCAATGCAGTTTGTTATTGACAACCCTAAGACTGAACGCTTGTGGCCTGGGCTACAGGAGTGGGCGAACAAGTCGCAAGAAGAGTCTCGAGCTTCAGTATCAAGGCCAGCACAGCAGACACCAGCGCAGACGCAGCAAAAACCAGTGCAAAGCTCAACTCACACTGTGACTTCAAATTTACCCGGCACAATTGGCGGATCGGTATTGTCATCTGTTGAAGACGGAGACTCACTTGCAAATGCAAGTAACCTGTCAAACATTGATGTGCCAAAAGACCCTGACGCACTTGGTGAGGAGGAGGGTGGTGAACCTGGTAAGCGAACGCTTACAGATGTTGGAAACGGACGACGGTTGATTGACTCGTTTGGCGCCGCCGTTCGGTATACGCCCGGTCTTGGCTGGTTTCATTGGGACGGTGGATATTGGAAGCCAGATATTGAAAGTCTTGAAATGCGCGAGCTTTCAAAGAAGGTTGCACCGATTGTTGCGAGTGAGGTTGTTCATTATCTTGACGATGCAGACAAGCAATCAGAAGTTATTAAGTGGGCACAGCAAGCAAAATCAAACTCGCGTATCAATGGTTTGATTGAAAGCGCAACGTCTGACCCGCGTATTTTGATTGA